GACCTATACGAATTAGGGCGTCTCTACAGCCACGGAGCGGCTCTTACAGACGTTTGCCCGGAAGACATGAAGGCAGACTGGGAAGAGATCAAGAAGACGCTTAGATCGTGCCTCAAGTCCTTTAGAACGTCCCACCTGTCGCTGGAAGATAATTGTTTTTATGATGTCATCCCGGAATTCTTTCTGTATCGGTACCTCGAAACCAAAAATCAGATCACCCAACACGTTTTAGACACCTACCCGCGCCCGGCGAACTATGAGGCGATGTATGGCTTGGTGGAGATGCTGTCGGATATCCGCGAACGACCTTTGAATATCAATATTAGTAATATCGGACATTTATTAAGCTCGGTGCGAGGAGTTAACTTCCGACGAACTCTACAGAGCGTAAGACATGTATGTGATTACAATCCGTGGGGCACCATCACGGGGCGCCTCGCCACGAATGCGCATAGCTTTCCCATTCTTACAATGAACAAAGAATTTCGTGGGTGCATCGAACCAACGAATGATTGGTTGTTAGAACTTGATTTTAATGCAGCCGAGTTACGCACGCTGTTGGCCCTTGCTGGCGCCGAACAGCCTACGAACGATATCCATAACTGGAATGTTAAGAACATTTTCGATGGTGAATTAACCCGAGAAGAAGCCAAGGTGAAAACCTTCGCATGGTTGTATTCCAGTAAGGAAAACAAGCAGTTAGAGAGCCTTTATAATAAGGATTTAGTGAGAAATAAGTACTGGAATGGCTGTAAAATTGAGACAGATTATGGTAGAATAATAGATAATGTAGATGAGCACCATGCTCTTAATTACATCGTTCAGAGCACCACAATTGATATGGTGCATGAGCAGGCTTGTAAAGTCTATGAGCTTTTGAAGGGGAGGAAGAGCCACATTTCATTTTTAATTCACGACGCCGTTTATATTGATTTGGCCAGCGAAGATCGTTATGAATTGTTAAATTTGCTTGACACCTTCAAGAAAACGCGTTATGATGTGTTCAAGGTTAATGTCTCCGCCGGAAAGAACCTCGGAGAAATGAAGGAACTAAAGTTATGAAAAAGATATACCAGAAGTTAGTCAGGGATCGTATCCCCGAGATCATCGAGGAGACCGGAAAGGAATTCTCGGTGTGCCAAGTGAAGGGCGACCGCCTCAGGGACTACGCCATGAAGAAGCTCCAAGAGGAAGTTCAAGAGTTTGTCGAAGAACCCTCTGCCGAAGAGGCCGCAGACATCATGGAGATTCTGAACTTTATTTGTCACCGGCTAGGGATAAGGCAGAAAAGCATCGAGGCTGAGCGCCTATCTAAAGGGGCCACGCGCGGCACTTTCGAGATGGGTTATATTTTGGAGTGGGTTGAAGACTAATGGTGGTGATCGGACTTGGAAGCGCAGGCTGTAAGATTGCGAAAGCTTTTTCGAAGTTTCCTCAATATGAATCCTATGGGATTGATACAGCCAAAGAGTCCGACGTTACGATCAAAGAACGCCCGAGCCACGAAGAATATGACAAGCACTTCCCGAGCCTCAAGCGCAAGTTTAAGTTTACTAATACTGAGGTGTTGGTAGCTGTCTGTGGCTCCGGACAAATTTCTGGAGGGATCTTACGACTTCTTCATCAACTCAAAGGCAACAAGGTAAGCGTTCTGTACATTCAGCCCGATCTCGCGTTGGCTGGCGAAACACAGAAAACGCAGGAGCGAATTGTGCGAAATGTCATACAAGAGTATGCGCGCTCAGGCCTCATAGAAATGGTATATCTCATGGATAATCTCCAAGTAGAAAGAGGTATTGGTGAAGTCTCTATAATGGGGTACTATGACGTACTAAACCAGGCCATTGTTAACACCTTCCACATGTTAAATGTTTTTCGGAACACCGAGCCAGTTATGGGCAACTTTATTAAGCCTTCTCCGCTCAGTCGGATTGCCACCATTGGCATCCTCGAAGTGGACGAAGGAAAAGAAAAATGGTTTTATGACTTGACAGAGCCACGAGATGTGGTATACTACTATGGTATCAATGAAGAACAGCTTACAGAAGACGGCACATTATTTGGAAAGATCACCGCATATGTTAAGGGGAGACTCTTACCCGGGGTTGATGTCTCGTATGGCGTTTTCAAAACGACCTATGACCAAAAATATTGTTATTGCATTAAGTATTCATCTATGGTACAATCATATAAAGAACTACTAGACGATCAGGATATTGGCTGATCGTACTATAACCCAACTATAAGGAGATAAAAAATGGGTATTAATTTAGACAAGATGAGAGAGAAGCTCTCGTCACTACGCGGAGAAGGAAACTCCTCAAATGACACATTCTGGCGCCCTGAGGACGGGGACCAGACTATTCGAATCGTTCCGACAGCGGACGGAGACCCCTTCAAGGAAATGTGGTTTCACTACAATGTCGAAAAGGGCGGCTTCCTGTGTCCCAAACGAAACTACAGCGACGAATGTCCTGTATGTGAATTTGCCTCACAGTTGTGGCGCGAAGGTGCCGACAACAACGATGAGCATAGCAAGAAGGTCGCAAAGTCCCTCTTCGTGCGACAGCGGTTCTTCAGCCCCGTGATGGTTCGCGGCGAGGAAGAACGCGGAGTACGTATCTGGGGCTATGGCAAGACTGCCTACGAGAATCTTTTGACTCTCGTGCTGAATCCCGAGTATGGTGATATCACCGATACGGAGACGGGCACGGATCTGCAGATGACTTATGGAAAGCCCCCGGGCGCTTCCTTCCCCCAGACGAAGCTTGTGCCTCGTCGTCGGTCCTCCCCGCTTTGCGAGGAAATGACCCCGGACAAGTGTGCGGAACTGCTCGACAGCATCCCAGAGTTTGCTGGTCTGTTTGAGCGAAAGACTTCTGCGGAGGTCCAGACTATTCTGGATACCTTCATGAACACACAGGTCGAGGACCCAGAGACGGTCAGTAGCGAGACTACGAAGTATGGTAGTACTACTCAAGACGGTGAAGCAAGCGCCGTTGATGCCGCCTTTGCAGAGCTTGGCGCTCTTTAATTATCCCCCCCACAGGGAGGCACAGGGTTATCAGGTGCCTCGCATAGAAAGGAAGAGTTATGACTACTGACACAAATCGTCTGGAAGAACTGATTACACTCCTTGAGGAAACTCGGGATGATCATGATAAGTTCTTCAACAATGGAAACAATGCCGCAGGTACCCGTGTTCGGAAGGCAATGCAGGAAGTTAAGACGCTAGCACAGGAACTCCGCGTTGAGGTCCAAGAGACTAAAAACTCGGGTTAAACTCTGACAGCCGCAGGGAGGCCCGGGGATACAGGGGTCTCAACTTATTACAAAAGAAAGGGAATTTAAAAATGGATGACAATATTATAGAAACACTTAAGGAACTCAATGTGTCCGCGGAGGATTATGTATATTTGAACTATCTAGACAGTGCTGAAATATGGCATATCTCAGATGACTACATTGCTACTGCACTCGGCGACACGGAGACAGCTTCCATGCTCGCTAGCGCCATGGCAACAGCCGGCGTAACGGTGCTTTCGCGATATGACGAAGACATTCTTGGTACGATGAGAGACGAAGGAATGTTGGATGATTATGAGCGCGATGGTTATTTCGAGGATTATCTGGCAGACAAGATTCGAGAAGAGGCATATCAGTATGACCTTCTGACGATCACTACAGAGCGCCACGATCACAAGCGAGGTACGTGCGAAGTTGCGGCTAACATTAAAGTTGCTGCTGCAGATTTATATAATCTCGGCAGCGGAGCTAACAGCTTTGTCGCAGGATTCGATGTAGTGGTCCAGACGAAGGCCGGCACACTAACACTGAACTAATGCAGACTTTAGATTTACACGGTGAGAGATATGAGGCGGTACAAAGCAAAGTCCACAGTTTTGTGTACAATAACGACTTGCCCCTTCGTATCATCACCGGTAAATCTTCAGCAATGCGTAAAATAGTAGTTGACACAGTAAGCCTTTTGGGGTATCATAGTCACTATGAAAGATTGATCAACGAAGGATCGCTGATCATAACAGAACAAGAATTTTGAAAGGAAATTAAATGATTGCTCGAACTAACCGACTGGCCCTCTTGGCCATTTTTGCCCTCTTGATGGGCTTTTTTATTACTACTTCCACGGGATGCCCCGGTGGAGACGACGACGACAGTGCATCGGATGACGATGATAGTGCTGTTACCGACGACGACGACAGCGCGGAGTAGAAAATGTGGGCGGCGCTGGGCTTTGGTATCATATTTTTCTGGATGCTCGAACTGCAGCGCCGCATCGGCGACACCCGGGACCATGTGGCATCCCTCCACACAGATGTGAGGGAAGAGATTTATAAGAGATACGGAGAGAGATTCGATGGCAAAAAGTAAGTCAAAAGCAGGCAAGATTTCAATTGATGGTCTGCGAACTTTAATTAACAAAACTTCGGGCGTCAATGTCGCCCACAATCTGAAGGAAGCAAATCCTACAGAGGTAAAAGAATGGATCCCCACCGGCTCTCGGTGGTTGGATTCTATTGTCTGTCGCGGTCAGCTTGGTGGCATACCAGTTGGCAAGTTCACGGAGATTGCAGGTCTTGAATCAACCGGCAAGTCTTTCATGGCCGCGCAGTGTGCAGCCAATGCCCAGAAGATGGGCATGACGGTGGTGTATATGGATTCAGAGTCAGCGATTGACCCAGGATTCCTAGAACGTACCGGATGTAATCTAGATGATCTGATCTATGTCCAGGCCCAATCGGTGGAACACGTTCTAGAAACAGTCGAAAGCGTCCTTAATTCGGGCGCCGAAAGAACACTGTTTATCTGGGATTCGTTGGCTCTGACTCCTACCGTCTCCGATGTGGAGGGGGACTTTAACCCTCAATCCACCATGGCAATGAAGGCACGCATTCTCTCAAAGGGAATGTCTAAACTAACAATCCCCATTGCGAATACAAAGTCGGCCTTCCTGGTTCTCAACCAGTTGAAGACAAATATTCCACAGGGACCGAACGCACGTATCGTTGCAATGACGACACCCTATATTACTCCAGGCGGCAAGGCTATGCATTATGTATATTCTCTCCGCATCTGGCTGACGGGGCGTAAGGCGAAGTCTGCTTTCATCGAGGATGAAAGTGGTTTCCGCATCGGTTCGGAAGTGAAGGTTAAGCTTGAGAAGTCTCGCTTTGGCACCCAAGGCCGCAACTGCGCGTTCAAGATCCTATGGGGTACTGACGACGTTGGTATCCAAGATCAGGAGAGTTGGCTGGAAGCGATCAAGGGAGCCGACAGTCTTAAGCAAGCCGGCGCATGGTTTGCGTTGGTCCACAAGGATGGGACTGAAGAGAAGTTCCAGAGCGCACATTGGGTATCAAAGCTTCAAGACGAGAAGTTTAGGAACCGAGTGTTCGAGATTATGGATGAGCAGATCATTCGTAAGTTTGATGTCCGCGAGGGCAATGCCGAGGATTTCTACGACGTAGATAAAGAATAAGACTATTTATAAGTGGAGACACAACCATGAGCAAATATTCAAGTTTTAAAAGCCACCAATTAATCACAGAGAACTGGCGCAAGTTTCTTAATGAGGCCTACTGGGAGGCTGAACTGAGCACCGGCGCAAAGAAGCTCAATGCTTTGTGGACCAAACTCAGGGACGAGGACGCGCTCCGAAATATGACCAGCGCCGAACTCGCCGCAGCCGCCGGACTGCAGGACGATGAGACAGGCGTTATTGACGAGATGTGGGAGATTCAGGGTATATTTTGGTCCCAGATCGGACAGGACGAGTTTGAGCCCGATGACCCCAAATACCGCGACGAGATTGAGGCTGAGAAAGAAGCGCGTCGACGTACCGGAGGGGCTAGCCGCGGCGAACAGATTGGTCTCCCGGGCTTCGAACAAGAATAGAAACAATGAAACTAATAATGGAAAACTGGAAGAGGTTCGTCAAGGAGTCAGCAATGTCTGGCAACGGACCACTAGCTGAGCCGGCTTATCGCGACGACGAGTGGGAGGAGGAGCCCCTTCCCGACGAGAACGACGAAGTCGTTGAGTATATTATCAACGCAACAAGGGTTGGACAATCCCCCGATGAGATTACGCAAGGACTAGTAGAGGCCGGCCTCACAGAAGAACAGGCGCTTGCAGCCTTGGCTGATGCTTTCGAGCAAGGACTCCCCGGCGAAGAAGTTGAGGTAGATCTAGACGAGGCAGCACTAGGACGCACAAGCCAGGCCGATGTCCGTGACAGCGGCGCCATAAAAGCCAACACCAAAGCGGCAACTGCTACTGGTGTCAGCGATACTGAGAGGGAGGTCTTTACGGGACTGCAACGGCAGGCTACCGCCGCCGCAAAAGTAGGTAATATCGCACAGGGCGCGCCACTCGATAAGGCCCAAAAACTCAGCGCCGTGTGGACCGATATGATCGAGAAGTACCGCAAAAAGTAAAAATGCAACTATTATTAGAGAACTGGCGAACCTTCCAAGCCCGGGAAGCGCTTCTATCTAATCCCGAATATGTTTCAAGGGTTCTGGGCATTCAGATTCCTCTTCAGGAGTCATATCCCTATTCTATACTCTTAACAGAAGAGATCCTACAGGAACAGCTTATTTTAGAGGGATGGATTGAGTCAGTCAAGGGCTTTATAGCCGATAAAGCTAAGCCCTATAAAGACTTCTTCACTACGTTAACGCAAGTGATTCAGGACCCTTCGAACCTTAAGGGCTTTTTGACAATAATGAATAAGAATATGAGGCGTACCATGTTCCAAC